TCATTACTAACAACACTGTCTTCTGTCCTCATAATAAATCTATAATTACTCATATTTAACCTCCTTTAGGCTACTGGAACAAGTGAATTTTTTTGCCATGCGTTTGTTGCTAATTTAACGTACCCTACCGTCTCAGGTGCGTTTAAAACTATAAATCCATAAGACGGATATGAAGATGCTATATAATCCAATGTAGAAAATTGGTTCATAATATTTAAATGAATAGCCATATAGCTAACACCTGTTAAATCTAACATTTTTTTGCAAAAATAAGGGTAGTGTCTACCGTTGATTGTAAGACCAGTATTATCACCACTTACTTTAGCAAAAACGTCAATATCTATAGATGAAGAATTTGAGTAGCAAACGAAATTATTCATTATTGTATTTCCATTAGTTATATCGACGCAAGAAGCTATAGGAGAATTACTGGTAAATTCACAAGCACAAGACTCCATTGTTATATAGCTTGCATTAAATTTATACGGTGTACCTTTAGCTGTCATATGGTCACAACCGCAACAAATTAAAGTTGAATAATTAAGTTTTGAGAAATCATAGGCACTTGTACATATATTATCATTTATATCCACATGAATAGTTTCAAAAACTAAAGATGTTCCCTGTGCCGTCGACCCCAAACTAGTATCAAGGAATAAGGCATGCACTGATTGGTTTGGTTTAACTGTGCAGTTTTTAAAATTACTCATCCATAAAATTCCAAACGCTACACAACTGGTATTACCACCCACAAAGGTACATCCTTCTATAGATAGGTAATTGTATTGAGTTATAAATAACCCAGCATAAGCAAAACCAGTAGCAATAATAATGACATCTTTAAACTTAATGTGAGCCGATAGGGAAGTACCTTCCATGCATACAACGCAACTTTTATTTCTTGTTATACCGTTAGGAGAAGTAGTATTACCAACTACAGGCATTGTAGCCCCTGCTTTTATTACTGACCAGCCATCACCATAACCAGCTACACCAACCTTAGACGTTCCGAAAACAGAAACATTAAGAAAGTATAAAGGCTCATATACAGTATAAACATATGGCATTAATTTAACATCAATACCGTTAGTAGTATTAACAAAATCACAAAACGCTTTCCATTTAGCGTTATTATCAGTTATTTGCGCTGTTGTAGGTGTATGCCTAATTCCAAAAGTCTCAGGTGTAACTAAATCAGTCAAAACAGGGACAGCATATCTACCTCCGCTTAAAGTCACACCAGCAGGGCTACTAGTCGTAGTAATATTATAAATCAATGGAATATTATCGCCTGCTGTATAATAACCCTGCACTATAAAACTACCTTCCTCTGGGTCACTAGCAATAAGGTCATTAACTGTGGCATAACTACCCACTATATTAGAGTTTGCCCCCTCTACCAGTAAGTTATAATTAAGTCCCGATGCATCTTTAGCGGGTACAGCTTTAAAGAAATCATTAATTCTTACAGGTGTTTTGTATGTTAAAGGGTTAGTCGGATTCAGTACAACATCTTTTGCGTTAATCGTATGTGTATTAGTTGAATTATCACTAATATTCTCACCCTGTCTCTCAATCCCATTAGTAGCCACCTGAGAAAACGCATTCGCATTTTCAACCACATCATTAGTATAATTCTTTACACTAGACTTCCCAAACAGCTCGAAAGTATTGTCACCGCTTAAATCTTCATAATCCTTCGTAACCCCACTAATCTTTCCGTCAAAATAGTTCTGACTTCCAGCAACATCAATCCCCAGCGCACCCGTACCATGAATATTAATATTCCTATAAATATCACCATTCGAATCAGTTACAATGTAAGCCACACCTAAGTTAGTAGACAGCCCCGTCATTTCCAGTCCATCCACCAGCAGTCCACCATCAGTGCCCCCAATTCTCAGGCAAGCATCAGAGGCCACCTCGCAAATAACATCACAGATATTAATAGCACTGCCTGTCTTCTGTACATTAATCGAAGTATAGCAATCTTTTACGATACAGTTTCTAATCTCAATATGGTTGCCAACCAATTCCACGGCATCAACTCTATTTACCTGAGAACTCATCTTTGCATTCAAGGTTAAATTCAACAGTCCAGCATCACTAACCGTACCTGTAATCAGATGCGTTGTTGCCCCACCAGCAAGACTCAAGCTTGTAGCATACCTACCAAACCCTAATAGTGTGACGCCCGGTTTTAAAACCAACGAACTGGTTAAATACTTTCCAGCAGGTAAATATACAACACCTCCGCCTAAACCAGCAGCATAATCAATACACCCCTGTATAGAGTCATGGTCATTCGTCGTTCCATCCCCTTTAGCTTTAGGTACACCCGTCGGAGGATACTTAACATTCAAGATAAAATTAGAAAGAATCTTATCAATAACCGATTCAATAGCTCCACTTGAAATATATTCCTCAATCATCTGCTGAATATACGTTGGAAGATTATTGTTGTTTTTAATCAATTCATTCAGAATATCCCTCATCTTCCCCAGCGTTTCCATGTAACTAATCTCGTCACCATACACTAATGGTAACACATGCTGTGTCCAGAAAGCAAACGGTTTTAATGCCGTGAAGTTTCCGTTTCCAATTCCATCGTTTACCATAAAATTGTCCTCCTATCAATCCCAAAGCTGAAAGAACAACTCTTCCAACTCATCAATAATTAACATATCAATATTCAGAAAAGTTTCTCTGAATTTTAATATCATGTCACTGTAACTACCTGACCCTTGCTTACCTTGAACACTCTCTAAATAATCTTCTGTGTTATTGAAAGCCCTATTCTCACTTGTATTACCTGTTGCATCTGAGTTGAAATCGTGGTCAGTTGTAGAACCCATTGTCCCATCATTCACAATGCTGTCGTTGTTGATATTTGCCTGAGTCATATAACGCCCGGCTTCAATATCAGTTAAAGCCCCCTGTGGCGTGTCTGACATGAACTGCTTACCAGTAACAGTGTTAGTATTCTTAGACGTTCCATCTGTCATGGTGTGTTCTGTATTGTTTGTATTTCTCTGTTCTGTACCTGTCTTATTTTCTGTTCCATTCGCTTTTACATTGTGAACTCTCTTAATATCTACATCATACAAAGGGTTGTATTCGTATAACTCACTCTTGTACAACTGATTGTAGTAAGGCATAATCTCGTTCAACTTTGTGTAAAGTTTCAACTGCCATAGTCCCACTGTTTCGAAAGCAATTTCTCTTGTGTAAAAGTGCGTCAATATCTTTGTCTCAAGCACATTCCTGTAATTCTCGTCAAACATAGGGAAGTTGAAGTTAAACACACCAGGGATAGCCTTTTGTATGATTTCCTGTATCTTACCGAAACCTTGACTTTCAGTAAGACCAGCGTTTACTTCACAGATATACCTTACCTCAGTAGTAAATCTACTCATCCGCTTCACCTCCCTCTTCAACTTCACCCACACCAGCTTCTTCCATTAGAGGTAAGTCTTCCCGGTACTCCACTGATACATTCAGTCCGAACATTCGATTAATCTTTTCACAGGCCATCTTTCTCATATTAAGTCTTGTATATCTCTGTGCTGCTGTAGCTCCTGTATTAATCGTTACTTCATCACTCACCAATCGTTCTTTCTTATCGGTACTAACGTTAGAGATTCCTAAGTAAGTTAGTGCTTCGTTCCATATCTGTGTTTTGAGCATCTGCAATTTGTCGGCAACGAACGGCGCACCTGTGTTAATTGCTTGAATCCCTTTTATGTCTAAGTTTTTACTACCGAATATAAACGGTTCGTTTCCATCGTACTGGGCATACAAGTTCTTCATTACCAAACGCTGGTTCTCGTCACACAGTATTGCAATTGGTGTCTTCTGCCCCTTGACGTTAACATCAATCGTTCTGTCAACTTCGTAAAGTTTTCTTGCAAAATATTCTATATCAGCAAGGCAGTTTGTTCTGGTCATATTGTTGAATATGATTACACTGTCTTTTGAATCTAGTCTTCTATTGTATCCGTTTGTGGCATAAGCCCTTCTTTCATCTGGAACACGGTAAACATCCAGTCTTCCGCCTATCATTGTCTGTAATGCAAAGAACTGCCCGTTATAATCATCACTTAAGTCTTCATCTTTAAAGAAGATGGCCATACCATCTGCGAACAGTGCAAGCTCTAAGAATCGCGGGTCTACAGAATCAGGAAGACCTTTCCATTCAAACATGCTGATAGCAAGGTTTGTAAGCATATCATACCAGTGTATATAAGCTCTGTCATTTAAATACTTACTCTCCCAAAAGTTACGTTGTTTTCTAGGATTTTTCAATTACTCACCTCCTTATACTTCGTTTGGTAAATCATATCTCCCTACATTAGCTGGGTTTTTCCAGAAAGTCACACCATCACTGAACACCTGTTTAATGCGTTTCATTGAGTTAACAGGGATACTTCCCGTGATACATGGGTTAACAAGTTTTGCAAAGTTCCATTGTGGCCTTGCACTAAGATTAGGAATCCCAACTTCATGAATCGGATATCCATACATTGACCAGAACTGGTCTATAATCATTGCGAACTCTTTCGTTATGTGGCAAGGATACAGGTAGAAATCAAAAGCATTCGCGGCCCATAAAACGTTGGCATTTGTCACACCGTTTGCAGTGGGAGGTAAATTGGCATGCTTTTCATATTCTGCCGCTATGCTGGCTACGGCGG